CAACACCTACTCGATATGAATTTGATGCTACTTTTGCAAACACGGGTGGTAATATTACTGCAAGGATTGACCTTGTAAATACGGGAGACCAATACATATACGCTTACGGTGCACAACTCGAAGCGGGTTCCTACGCCACTTCATACATACCAACAACCTCTGCAAGTGTAACACGCAACGCAGATGTTATTTCAAAGACTGGTATTAGTTCGCTTATAGGACAAACAGAGGGTACTTTGTTTGTTGAAGGAAGTGCAATTTCAACTGGTTCAAGTAGTGGATTAGGGGATAGTGTTTATTTATTTGCAATCAGCGACAACACAATAAGCAATCAAATATCAGTTCGTTTATATCCGTTTGATGGTGTATATTACATTCAAGTCCGAAGCGGAGGTTCAGCAATCGCATTTACTTCATACACCCCAACATCATTAGGTCAAAATGTAAAAATTGCAATCGGTTATAAAACGAATGACTTTGCTTTTTATGTTAATGGTGTTCAAATTGCAACATCATCAAGCGGAAGTGTTCCAGCTTTAAATAGTGTAAATATTGGTCAATTTGGTGGTGTTCTTGATGGAATAGGAAATATTAAAGCCGCAGCCCTTTGGAAAACACGCCTTACAAATACTCAACTCGCACAACTTACAACTATTTAATATGAATATCTTTAAACTTACTTACACAGACAAAGCGGCAGCGGTTGCCGACTTAAAAGCTAAAGGCATTCTTGTAGAGGTGGAGTTCAACGGAGAAAAACACGAAGCATACGGAAGCGGAGTGCAAGCAGTTGTTGAAATTGGGTTGATTATGGTAACCCCACCCGAAATGGATGGAATGGAAATAGTAACCCCACCAGTTTACGCTGACGGTTACCACTATGACGTAATGAGTTCCGAGACATACGACTTCGGGGCAAACTTGGTAGAACCAAAGAACCCGAAACACGCATTTGCTGGACACGCCGTTACAGAAGAATTCCCTTACACACCGCAATTTTTAGAGAATGGCGTACAAGAATAACGGCGTTTTCAACGTCAAATATAAAACCCGTAATAAGATAGCTAAAACGCTTAAGCAAATTATTGCCAGCGAAGCGCTTATAGATACTGGTAGCCTTTACGATAGTATTCGTATTAACGCGCAGATACCAGCGCTAGGCGAACTAGAAATTCAAATTCTAGCTATGTACTATTTCGGGTATCTAAACAATGGTACGGTTAATATGGTTAAGTTTGACTTATGTAAAAAGCTTACAGAAGCCCTAGCCGCTAACGGAACTACAGCAGAAATATTCGAGCAATACACGGAATGGATGGCGCAACGCTATCCTATCTTACAAGTGGCTACAATTCTAGGGGAAAAGCGTAGTTTGATTTATACCTTTGAGCCTATCGGCGGAAACTTTGAATGGCCGCTAGAGTTTACTGGAGTCTAGATAGCCCATTTCTTTACGCATAGCTAACATATTAAATACAAAGATTAAGGGCAGTTCACCGACTGCCTTTACTTTTGTTATGTCGCCTTCTGTTAAGTCAAATAGTAGGCTTTCCCAGCCCCACTTGCGGGCCTTTTTACTTTGTTCACGTTCTTTAAGTTCGGCTTTATATTCTTCTATGCTGTCAAAATCTTTGGAGTTAATGGGTTCTTCGTCGTTTATGTCGTCAGAATTAAACAAGTTTTCGTATTTCTTCATAAACTCGTCCCTATACTTTAGGTATTCGGGGATAATGCCGTAAACTTCTGTAACATTTACTTCTTCAAAGTCTTCTTGTCTGTCGAATGGGCTAAATATATACGGCTCAAAGTGTACATTTAGCCACTTGTCTAGTTCTGTACGCCGCCAAAACACGGAAACTATATGCGTAATATGTTTTAAGTAGTCGTTTTGTAGGAAATATTCAAGGTCTATAAACTCGTCTAGCGTTAGTTTCTTGAATGGTTTTAGTATGTAGGTCTGTTCGTCTATAGATAGTTCACTATACAGCCCCTTTTTAGGCTCATTCAGCACCCACTTAACAGACTTAAATAGCTTACTTACTTCTTCTAGTTCTAGGTCTTCTAGTTGTTCGGTAGGTATGTCTGCCAATATAGCTAGGGTTTCTAGCTGTGTGTTAAAGAACCCGCCAACTTCGGATAGCTGGCGTAGTTCCTTAAACTGGTATAGCTTAACTTCGTGCCAGCTACTCGGTAGGTTCATTCAGTTGCTCTACTTGTTTGTTAATTGTTTCAGCTACAGCCACCAAGTAAGGGACTGCAACTTCGGCTGGCATTTCACGTATAATTTTTGCCTTAAACTTTACGTGAGCGTCGGTGTAGTGTTCTGTTTTGGTTAGGTCCGTGCGTTTGAACAGCACCGCTAACACTTCGGAAATGTAGCCTTTGTGTTTATGAAATAAAATCTTTTCTATTAGCTTCGTGTCGCGGGCTGTTAGTTTCCATTCTTCGTTGTAAGCTTGGTAGGTGTAGCCGTCGTTTTCGAAACGCTTTAACAAAACACCTTCTGGACTTTTAGCCGTGTTAAAAAGACGGATATATTCTTTAAAGTCTTCAAAGTCTACGTCTTCAATTTCTTCTGGTAGACCCATATACTTAAACACTTCTAGATGTTTTTCTACGTGGTCTAGCTTTTCGTTAGCGTGAATTTCTGTAATGTCTTCGAATTGCTGTATAGTCAACTCGCTTAATTCGTTGGGTATTTCCCGTCCTAAAATAGTTACCATAGTTATTAATTTTTGAACAAATATAGACTTTTTTTAATATCGTTATGGTTAATGATTTACCTATTTACAAAATTACAATAGACCCCGAATATTCAGACGGGGAAAATTTAGGTATCGAACAAATTGCGTTCACGTCGAACCCAGCTATTAAAGTTAAGGGTATGGCGTTTGAGAATGTAGCCAAACGTTTCTTTTCCGACGAACTTAAATATAGAGTAACGGCGCCCGCTATGATTCCTATGGAAATCTACAGACGCGACGACGAAGCTGGCGAGTACTACGTACAATTCGAAGAAGAAACTATCGAACAAATACACGTTAAGTTTATGCAAGACTTGCAGAACAAAAACGTTTTTAACCTAGAACACGACCAAGCTAAAGAAGTACCCGCGTACATTCTCGAAGCGTGGATAGTGGAAAACCCAACCCAAGATAAAGCCTTTACTACTTACGGAATTGAAGTACCGAAAGGAACGTTAATGCTCACAGCCCAAGTAACGGACAAAGAGTATTATAACGAACTAGTAAAAAACGAGCAGCTAGGCTTTTCTATTGAGGGCTTCTTGGGAATGAAATTAAGTAAACATATAAAACAAAATAGTATGAATTTCCCAGACGGAGAACACCTTATCGAAGGTAAAATCTACGTGGTTAAAGACGGCCAAGTAGTAGAAATTAAAGAAGTCGAAAAAGAAGAAGTAGAACTAGCAGAAGTAACTGAAGAAGTTACAGAAGAAGTAGCACTCGAAGACACTAGCGTAACAGAAGAAGAAGTAGTCGAAGAAGAAGTAGCTACAGAAATGGCTGTAGACCCAACTGCAGACGCCGAAGCTATTAAAGCTATCGTTATGCCTATTATCGAAGAACAAGTTAACGCTATTATCGGAATGGTTGCAGACTTGAAAAACCAAATCGAAGAACTCGGCGTAGCTAAAGAAGAAGTAGAAGACGAACTCGAAATGAAGGACGTAAAAATGTCGGCTTTCGACAAGTTTAAAGCGTTTCGCGCATCAAACAAGTAACAAAATAAAAACAAAATAAAAACCAACACAATGATTAGAAACCTAAAATTTGACTTGGACGTAGACACAAACGCGTTGTTATGTCCTAACCCAGATGAGTTTTATTCAAAAGCTTATTTAACAGAAGACATCGCAGACAACTACCGTACTTTACCAGGTATTAAGTCAGCTACTAAATTAGCTAACGTTACTTTCGGTAACATTCTTGCGCCGTCTACTTGTAACTTTTCTGCACCTACAGACAACCTAGATGCAGTTGACATTGACGTTTGTGCGCTTTCAGCTATGGCTCAAATCTGTCAGTTCGACCTAGAGCAATCATTCTTGGCATTACAAATGTCACAAGGTTCTAACGGCGACTTTACTGTAGCTTCTTTTATGTCTTACTACTGGACAGAAATGGCGGCACGTATCGGTAACGACCTAGAGTTAATCCGTTGGCAAGGCGACACAACAAGCGAAGACGCAGTTCTTGGCCTTTGTGACGGTTACATTAAAAGACTTTGTGCCGACAACGCTGTAAACGGTTTGTATTCTGGTGCTATTACGTCTTCTAACGTATTGGCTCAAATGACTGCAGTACTTCAAGCTAGCCCAGCGGCTGTTCAAGCTAAACGTGCTGACCTTCGTTTGTTCGTTTCTTCTGACGTATTCGTTAACTACCAAATTGCAGCGGCTTCTGGTAACACTTTAACTTATGTTACTGCACCTTTAGCACCTACATTCTTGGGTATTAAAATCGTTCTTGCAGAAGGTATGCCAACTAGCACTATGGTTCTTGCGCTTAAGACAGACCTTATCTACGCATTTGACGCAGAAGGCGACGCTAAAGCTTTGAAAGCTGTTAACCTTTCTGATTCAGTTGCAGAGCCGTACATCCGTACACGTGCTAACTTGAAAGCTGGTTTCCACTACACGAACCCAGACCAAATTGTTATGTATAACGTTTGCTTTGACTAATCGTTAACTGCAATTTAAAAACATACGGGGCGGCCATAAAACGCCGCCCTTTTTTATAACACTTAAATTTAAAAGATATGGCTTGCGCTACATTAGAAGAAATCTTAAAAAGCTGTGACAACAACAGCGGCGGTATCTATACCTTGTTAGTTAACCAACAAGATAACATTACTGCAATTACAACTAACGAAACTGGTACGAACTGGGAGGTAACCGCTATTACTCATTCTTCGCCTTACGTTGCTTTAGAGTTTAAACGTAATACTTCTAGCTACACAGAAGATGGTACTATTGACCTAGTAAACGGTTCTAGCTACGTTACTCAAACTATTAACTTAATGTTTCACAGACGCGAACAAGAAAAAAGCCGCGCTATTAAAGTATTAGGCGCTGGCCAACAATACTTGAACGCGGTTGTAGGCGACGCAAACGGCAAATATTGGTATTTCCCATACTTGCAAGTTTCAGCTTACGGCGAAGGTTCGGGAACAACTCGCGCGGACGGCTCGAAGTATTCGCTTACTTTGGTTGCTGAAAACGAAACTTTGGCTTACGAAGTAGACCCTACAATTATTGCTGGTCTTACTGTTTAAGAAGCCCCTATTTATTCGAATAACACTAGCCCCCTACTTAAGGGGGTTTTGTGTTTTTGAACGTTAAGCTTTTAAAACTTAATATTGTTATGATTTACATTGATAAAGGGCAACTTAACACCTTTGCTTTAACGCTTACGGAAGTTACTACACTAGTAGACCCCTTTTATTTATTTGTATTTGAGGGCGAATATAACACCGCTGTAGAGCCTATCTTTTGGGTTGGCGAAGATACGAGTAGTTGGCCTACCAGATACAACCTATTCACGCTAGAAGAAGGCGTAGACGTAGAACTAATTAAAGGGCAATACACGTACAGCGTTTTTGAAAGCGCAGACCCTATAACTATAGACGAAAACACGAACACAGAAGGACTTAATTTAATAGAAGAAGGGCGTTTAGTTGTAGCTGGCGCTTCTGTTTCTTCAATATACGACTAACAAATGGGAATTTTTGACAGATTTAAACAACCGAAAACAGAAGTAATAGAAGGCTACCAGTCTTTTAGTACGCCTTTTGGTAAAATAGGACGTGGCGACTTGTCACTCCCTTACGTAAACGGACGCTATCAAATTGCGGGTTACGTTCCTTTCGGACAAGACAACCTTTACCCAGAAATTCTTAACCAGATTTACTTTACTTCGCCATTACACGGGGCTATCGTAGACTTTAAAGTTAACGCTACTATCGGTGCGGGCTACGAACTAAAGACGGACAAGCTAACACCAGACGAAAAGCTAGCGCTTTACACTTGGGAAAAGAAAATGAGGCTTTCAAAGTCTGTAAAGGCCGTAACCAAACAGCTAGTAATGCACCACCGCGTTTACTTTAAGCTGTATTTTGACGAAAAAGGAAAGGTAAAAACTATCGAAAACGTAAGCCCAGAAAAAGTACGTATTAACAATAAAAAAGACCGTTACTATTTATGCGACGACTGGGCATCTAGAATTGACGTAGAAGAAGTTAAGCCTTACCACCCGCTAAATACTGACAAATGCCAGCTTTGGGCCTATGAGTTACCTAGTATCGGACAAGATTATTACCCATTACCACAGTATTCAAGTGCGTTAAACTTTGCTTTCTTGTCTGGCGAACTTTCCTACTTTGCAAAGTCGAACATTCAGAACTCTATTTTCCCGTCTTTTGCTATGCTTTTTCCTAAACGCCCACAAAGCGAAGAAGAAAAGAAAGTACTACGCGACACTATCGACAGAATGAAAGGAGCGGCTAACGCTGGTAAAGGTGTTGCATTTTTTGCAAATAGTCAAGACCAGTTACCAAAGATTGAAAGCATACCAACGAACCAAAACGACAAGCTTTTTCAAGAAGCTAGCGGCTTAAACACGGAGCAAATTTGTTTTGCACATACTATTGACCCTATCTTATTAGGTGTTCGTACAGCGGGCTCTTTGGGTAATGGTTCGGACATTAAACAAGCCTACATTATCTTTGAAAAGAACGTTGTAATTCCTTTACGCGAACAAGTAGCCGAAATTTTCCAAGAATTGCTAAATATTTGCCGTTTAAGCGCAGAATTTCATATTCGTAATTTTCAGATTATTAACGACGCTATTGTAGAACGCGACGAGAAAATTTTAAAGGTAGTAGATGCCTTAAATAGTTTAGAAGCTAGTATAGCGCAAAAAGTTATTGAGCAAATGACACCTAACGAGTTACGCGCTTTGGCTAGTTTACCACCTTTAAACACGCCCGCACAATGATTTATTTTATAACTGAAACCTACTTAAAAACGAACACGCCTATTACTGCAAATGTAGACGTAACAGACGTAACGCCGTACATTAAAACGCAGTCAGACTTACGCGTGCAACCTATTCTAGGTTCTGTATTCTATAACTATATGCTAGACGCGTACAATACGCAGACGCTAACTAACGACGAAGAAGACCTAGTTAAATTTATTCAGCCAGTTGTAGCGTGGCGTTCGGCAGAAGATGCAGTATTCGGGTTATCTTACCAACTTAAGAACAAAGGTCTACAAACGCAGTTCGGCGACTACTCGGGTAGCGTTAGCCGTGCAGAAGTAGCTTTCGGAATGGAACACTACGCACAAAAAGCTAGTTTCTTTGAGGCCCGCTTAATTAAATGGTTGCTAGCTAATAAAAATCTATTTCCGTTATTTACTAGTAAGGAAAACCGCGACACAGATTTACGCCCACAGATTGAAGCGTGCGACTGCGTAGGTACTTGTTACGGACGTTGTGGCCAGCGCTATAATGACAACGGTTATAATAACGCTATAATGGTTTTCTAATGAGTACAAAACTACAAGCTTTTATATTTGCTTTACTATCTATTCTGGCGCCAGTTAAGCCGCTAGTTTTTATTGCTGTTTTGGCTATTATTTTAGATACGTGTTTCGGTATTTGGCGAAGCGTTAAAAAGTCTGGCTGGACTTCTATACGTTCAAGACGTTTGAGCCATACAATTAGCAAAAGCCTTCTTTATTCTGGCGCTATTGTATTTATATTCCTTTTAGAAAAGTTTGTAGTCGCTGACATTCTAGGCCACTTCATAGCTATTGACCTAGTGTTAACGAAAATGTTTACTTTCTTCTGTGTTTTTACAGAAATCAAAAGCATAAACGAAAGCTATTTTTCTGTTACTGGTGTAA